AGCTTTGGAAGCTCGCCGATCATTTCGCGCGTATAGACTTACTTTACGAGAGCGAGAATTGCACTGAGCGTTACTTCGTACTGTGTGGTTATCGCCAAGGTCATGTTGCTTTTAAAAATTGCTACGACCGATGGAATCTTGATATAACTACGCACACTGCATACTCTACCGATAACATCGCTTTCGCTAACGCTTATTTCCGCGATTTTCGCCAACACCAGCCAAAGGGTTACCGTACACCTGCAACCTTTTCTTTTCAAGCTTGCACCGGGTACGCTAGTGCGTCCAAGACTATCACTGCCGTGCAGCGTTACCCCCGAAGCGTCTTCATCGCGCCATCTCGTGAGCTTGCGCTCAAGATCCAGAAGCTCGGCAAGCCTTGTTATACACCTCATATCTTTTTCTCTCATCGTCATCACCAGGCCGATACTATAATTATCGACGAGATTTCACAGTTTCCTATCAACTACGTCTCGCTTGTTTCCGCTTGTTATCCTAAACATCGCGTTATCGTTCTTGGTGACGTTGAGCAGACACGGTTCACAAATTACAACAACAACGCACACTACCAGACTGTCGCTGACGTTGGCGTCCGCAACAACATGCATGAGGTGTATTGTATTCCACAAGACATCACTGACATGCTTAACAAGCGCCATCGTTTCAATATTACAACAAAGTCCTTGGTCGCTCGTGGACTTGCTCTTTACAAAGGCGTCATTGATTGTTTCGCCAAGAGCAAGGTCCCTGTAATTGCTTTCAACACGGCCACCTGCGACAGCCTACGTGCGAAAGGCATTAACGCTCACACCATAACGACGTATACTGGATCTAGAGACCACACCGTTGTCTTCTATATTGATCCTGCCAGTGTTGCATCGCAAATTGCCAACCGTTCTGAGGTATTTTACACTGCATCCTCACGTGCGACTAGTCAACTCGTCATTGCTGGCGATACTGGTTACTATGAGCGTTATTACAACATCCACGGAACTAAGATTATGACATACGAGGAGATCAACGGTGCTTATATGGCTCATTACATTAAACAGAAGCCCGACGTTGAGTTAACTCCGTCTGTCGACACTGGACTTACGGCTCAGCCCGTGTCCCTCGAGAACGCCACTGACATCCTGTCGAAAGCCATTAAGCCTGTTAATGATCCGGACTCGCTCGCAGTTTCCATCATGAAGAGCGAGATACCTGCGGTTGAGGACGGCAAATTACGCCTCAACCTCGACTCCATCGCCAGCCGTGAAGAGACGTCGACCGGCTACCGGCTTGGCCCGGAGCGTTTTGCTAAACATCAGGTCTCTAGTTCGATTCTTGAGGCCACTCAGACGCTTTCCAAACGCTACGCGAAGCGTCCGCCGCGTATCACGGAGAGAGAAACAACTGTCATAAAATCCGAGCTTATGCAGGGGCTCGTGCGCGCGTTGTATGGATCTGGCGGCACCATTAATCAGCTCCGGCAGGATATGTATTGTGATTTCGAGTACATCCAGGAGCGTGGCCGTCAGTACCTTGACGCCTTGTCAAAGAAGATGAGCACTAACACATCCATCAAGAAGGAGATTGATCAAGCGTTCGATCAGTTCCGCGAGAGCCTCGATTTCTTTAACAAACGGCAGACGAAGTTTGACCCTGCCGATGGTTTTGATACATCCGACAAGGTTGGGCAGGGTGTCGCCGCCACCTCTAAACGTGTG